AATAAATAAAGTTATAATCAATGCATTTATATAATTCTATTCTATTTGTTTTTATATAACATATAAAAAGAGAAGTATAAATACTTCTCTTTATATCTTATCGATAATATCCAAAATACCGTAGCTCCAATTTTGACACCTATCTTTCGATAGGTGGGTGTTCTCACAGATGTTTCTATCTCCCTAATGCCATTTATAGGTCTCATAATAAGGTTCATATCCATATCTAAATGTTGAACTCCCGTACTTGTGATGTAGGTTCAAAATATAGAGCCTAGCGTATACCTCAGAATCTTTAATCTTTGTTAATTTATTTTCTATATTTATTATAAACATTAATTTATAATTTTTCAATAGTTTTTTTATTGATTTAATCTATATAAATTTTTATAATGTAAATTTATCTTATTAACTTCTTAAGTTAATACATTTTAAAAATGTTTTATTATTAAATCTATGGTGCAGGTGATGGGACTTGAACCCCATACGTCCTTGGACACACGCCCCCCTCAAACGTGCCTGTCTGCCTATTCCAGCACACCTGCTAAGTTTTCGCATATAAATTTTAATAGAACAAATAATTTATAGTTATATTATAATATTTTTATATTATTGTCAATAAACTTATTCAATAAACTTATTAAATTATTATTATTTAACTTTTATATAAAAATCTATAAATATTATATATAACTTTCACCTTTTTCACATACTTATCTGTTTCTTTAAAAGGTATGTAATGAAGGCTTTCACCATCCTTTGAATGCTGTGCATCCTTTAACCACTTTTGAACATTTCCTCGTCCTCCATTATATGCAGCTAAAACTAAATCCATATTTCCATCAAATTCTTCTTTTAAATTATTTAAATACCAACATCCCATTTTTATATTAGTTTCTGGATCTTTTAAATTATCAATATTAAAATCTTTTGTGCCCATTTTTTCTGCTACCCATTTTCCTGTTTCTGGAGTTATTTGCATAAGCCCTTGCGCATTTTTTTTAGAAGTAGCATCTTTTTTAAAATTACTTTCAGTTTTTATAACTGCTGCCACAAAATAAGGATCTAATTTATATTCATTTGCATACATGTCTATATAGTCTTTATATTTCATAGGGAAAATATATTTTGCTATAGTTGTTATATTTATCAATAAAATAAATGTTAGTATCAAAATCAAAAGTCTTCTTAAAAACTTCACTCTATTTTTGCCCTAATATTAGAGCACTCCCCCCCCTTCTTTCTTGCTTTAATCATTATTTCCATAAAAATTTTATCTAATTCTCCCTTTGTATTCTCTATATCTCTAGAATTATCTATTATATAATTTACAAATTTCTTTTTTTCTTCCATAGACATTTGAGAATTTATTCTATTTATAACTTCCGCTGTGCTTAATCCATCTCTTTTTTTAACCCTAGATATTTGTACATCCTTATCTACCCAAACTAATATATTTATATCCATATATTTATATAACCCTTGCTCTATTAATGTAGGTGCATCTAATACACAAATTGATTCTTTATTTTTCTCTAATGCTTTTATTATTTCAAAGGTTTCTTTTTTATATAAGGCATTATTATATTCTCATACTCTATTCTTTTATTCTTATTTTTAAATATATAGCTACCAAACTCTTTTCTTTTTAGCTCTCCATTATTATCTAAAAAATCTTCACCAAAAATTTCTTTTACCTTCATTAAAATTTTTGGATATACCTTCAATACCTCTCTGCTTATTTTATCTGCATCAATTACTGGTATATTCTTTCCTTTTATCATTTCTGATACAGTACTTTTACCAGCACCAATGCCTCCTGTAAGTCCTATTTTTAAAATACCTTCTGAATAATACATAAAACAACTCCCTATTTCGCCTCATACCAATTATTGCCTATGTTTATATCTACATCTAACCCAACTTTTAATTTTAGAACCTGTTCCATTTCTTTTTTTACTAAGACTTTAATTTGTTCTAATTCTTCTTTATAAACATTTAGTATTAATTCGTCATGTACTTGTAATATTATACTGCTTTTAAAATTTTCTTGTTTTAATTTTCTGTGAACATTTACCATAGCCAATTTTATTATATCAGCTGCACTTCCTTGTATTGGACTATTCATAGCTAATCTTTCACCAGCAGCTTTAACTATCTTATTTGAGGATTTAACCTCTTTTATATATCTTCTTCTATTTAATATAGTACTTACATACCTTTTTTATAGCCTCTTCTACTATATTTTCTAAATATAGTTTTACATTAGGATATCTCTCTAAATAAGCATCTATATATTGCTTTGCTTCTTTTCTAGTTATATTTAAATCCTGAGATAAACTAAAATCTCCTATGCCATAAACTATACCAAAGTTAACTGCTTTAGCATTACTCCTCATAAGAGGTGTTACTTCATCTATTGGAACTTTAAACACTTCTGATGCAGTTTTAGTATGAATATCATCATGTTCATTGAAAGCACTTATCATATTTTCATCATTAGATATATGTGCTAATACTCTTAATTCTATCTGTGAATAATCTGCTGAAAGTACTACAGAATCCTGGGTATTAGGAATAAATACCTTTCTTATCTCTCTTCCCATTTCATATTTTATAGGTATATTTTGAAGATTAGGCTCCGTACTAGACAATCTACCTGTTGCTGTAACAGTTTGATTAAAGTTTGAATGTATTTTTCCATCCTCATCTATAGCAGCTTTTAATCCCTCTATATAAGTAGAATATATTTTAGTTAATTGTCTATAATAAGTTATTTTATCTATTATTGGATGTTTATCTCTTAACTTATCTAATACTTCTGCATTAGTTGAATATCCTGTCTTTGTTTTCTTTATAATAGGTAAATCTAATTTTTCAAAAAGTATTTTTCCTAACTGTTTAGGAGAATTTATATTAAATTCTTCCTCAGACATTGAATATATTTCTGACTGAGTATTTTCTATTTCTCCTTTGAATTTTTCCTCAAGTTGTAAAAGTATATTTTTATCTACTTTAAATCCTTCTGTTTCCATAGCTGATAACGTCTCTGTAAGAGGTTGTTCTACCTTATACAACAATTCTTCTATATCTTGCTCTTTTATTTTTTCTTCCAGTACCTCGTATAATTTAGGCATTATATTAGTCTCTTTTATTTTTAGATCTTCATCTTCTCTATTTATATTTTTAAACAAATATTCTGAAGCCAAACTAGCTATTTCATATTCTTTTCTTACTGGATCTATTAAATATGCAGCTAAATTTATATCAAATCTTATCCCACTAAACTCTATTCCTAATTTTCTAAGTATAGTCCTTGGATTTTTAGCATCATAGGTTATTTTTTCATTCTCTTTACTTTCAAATAGTTCTTTGCACATTTTTATAAATTCTTCTTTATCATTATTCAACAAAGTTTGAAAGTCTATTTTATAAACTTCATCTTTAAAATTAATATACAATGTGGTTATTTTAGATTTAGAAAATAAAGCTATATCCTCTAATTCAAAATATAAATATAACTTATCCACTTTATATTTTATTATATTGTCTTTTAAATCTTTAAATTCTTCTATAGAAACTATATTTTTATAAGAAACTTTTTCTTCTTCGGTTTCTTTTTCATTACTTTTACCTACTTTATTTATTAAAGATTTAAATTCCAATTTTTGAAACATATCTCTAACTTTGTTTATATCATAATCTTCTTTTGATTTTATCTCTTGTAAACTCATTTCTATTGGAACATTACATATAATAGTAGCTAATTTTTTACTAAATATAGCCTGCTCACTATATTCATGTAAATTTTCTTTTAATTTTTTTCCTCTTATATTTTCTATATTTTCAAGTACTGATTCTATACTTTTATATTCCTTTATAAGCTTAAAAGCAGTTTTTTCTCCTATACCAGGCACTCCTGGTATATTATCTGAAGAATCTCCCATTAATCCTTTTACATCTATAAATTCTCTAGGTGTAACACCAAATTCTTCTATCATTCTATTTTTATCATAAATTTCTTTTTCTGTAATACCTTTTTTAGTTATAACTACCTTTACATTATCTGTAGCTAATTGCAAAGCATCTTTATCTCCTGTAACTATGTAAACTTCTATTGCTTTTTCCTCTGCAAAGACAGATAAAGTCCCTATTAAATCGTCTGCTTCAAAACCATCAATTTCAAATATGTTTATAGCTAATGCTGATAAAAGCTCTTTTACTATAGGAAACTGCTGAGCAAGTTCATCTGGCATTTTTTTTCTACCTGCTTTATAATCTTTGTATTCTTCATGTCTAAATGTAGGTGCTTTTCTATCAAAAGCTGCCACTATATAATCAGGCTTTATATCTTCCTTCATTTTTAAAAGCATATTAACAAAACCATATATAGCATTAGTATGAATCCCTTCTGCGGTCATAAGATCAGGTAATGCATAAAAAGCTCTATTTAATAAACTATTGCTATCCAATATTAATAATCTTTCTTTATTCATAAATGAACCTCCAAATTTTACATTTCTCTTATATATTTTTTTAATGTATTAAAATCATCACAAGGATATGTATTTAAAATCTCCTTTAATATTTCAAAAGCACATACATTTTCAAGAACTATAGAAGCTGGAACAACTCCGCAAACATCAGATCTTTCATATCTGTTTTCTACATTTATCTTTTCCTTTAAATTAATAGTTTGTATTGTTTTTTTATAGATGGTATTGGCTTCATATAAGACTTTATCACTATATCTTCACCATTAGATACTCCCGCTTCTATCCCTCCAGCATTATTACTTTTCCTTTTTATAGAATTTTTATCATAATATATTTCATCATTAAAAGTACTGCCTCTCATACTTAGATCTAGGCCTTCTCCAAACTCTACTGCCTTTATTCCTTGAACAGACATAATAGAATAACTTAGTAGAGCATCTAACTTTCTATCCCATTGAGTATAGCTTCCTATACCTACTGGCATACCCTTTATAGATACATAAATACTGCCACCTATAGTATCTCCTTCTTTTTTGCAGTTATCTATTTCATCCATCATGTTTTTTTCTATTTTTTTATTGTAACATCTTAAAGGGCTATCTTCTATTTTTTTATACACACTATTATCATATATATCTACATTATTATCAAATATTTCTCCTATACTCTGAATTTTACTTCTTATATCTACTCCTAATAATTTTAATATATATTTGCATATAGCCCCTATAGCTGTTCTAATAGCAGTTTCTCTAGCTGAAGTTCTTTCTATTACATTTCTTATATCTCCTGTATTGTATTTAATATATCCTACTAAATCTCCGTGACCTGGTCTAGGAACTAAAATTTTATCTTTATCTTCTACTTGTTTATTTATAATTTCTTTCCAATTGCTATAGTCTTTATTATAAATAATTAAAGTTATAGGATTTCCTGTGGTTTTATTTTCTCTAATGCCAGACCATATTTCCACTTTATCCTTTTCTATTGCCATTCTTTTTCCCCTACCATAGCCAGTCTGTCTTCTTTTTAGTTCATCATTTATAAAGTCTATATCTATATGAATATTAGATGGTATACCTTCTATTATAGCTGTTAATGCTTTACCATGAGATTCTCCTGCATCTAAAAATCTAAGCATAATATCACTTCTCCTATAATTTAAACTATAACTATTATACACTAAATTAATAATGTATTTTAGTGATACTTAAAAGATTATTTGAAACAATGATATTTTTAGCAGTTAGTATAGAAATTTAATATAGAAGGTATCTCAAAATAAAAATAGCCTTAATTTTAAAACCATAAATATAAATAATACATTCATAAATCAATTCATTTTGCTAAGTAGTTCTAAATTTGACTCCATTAAAAATTTTTTACTCAGTAGAGGCAACCTCCTCTGGCTTCACTACTGGCTCCTCACGTCCTGTGAGGAATTACAAAAATTTTAATTTCGTCAAATTAAGAGCTACTAAAACTCATTCATATGTTTATCACATATATTATTTATATTTACTACATTAAAATTAAGGCTATTTTGAGATATTCTCTATATATCTTGAATATATATACCCCCCCCATGTGGAGGATAATACACATGCATCCATTCCCCCCCTTCCTTACGATATAATTGTACTTTTGCCCCATTGGGAATGGTTCCTAGTATTCTACTAGATGTAGATTTATTTTCTCGAACATTTACACCACTTGGAGTACATATAGTACCTGTTTTCCCATCTAGGTTTATCCATGCTGTATCTGTATTTTTCTCACCTGATGCAATTCCAACATTTGAAGATGTTCCTAACACACCATTTACTATTGCTTTGGCAATTCCATTCATTCCATATTTATTAAGTATAATCACATCTCCAGAACTATCTATAAAACATACCTCTACATAAATTGTTTTAGCTTCAGTTCTTTTGGTTAATGCTAAAGGCTGATCTTTAATCCCCCTATTTCTAAAACCTAGTTTATTTAATTCTTTTAATACTCTATCTGCCTCTATTAAATACTTACCATTATAAGTATATACTTCTGATCCATATCCACCTACTGTTGTATTAAAATGTATACAAATATTTAAATCTGCATCTACTGAATTACATAAGGCCACTTGTTTATTTAAGCTTTCTTGTAATGTAGGCCCATAGTCTACTCTACATATATTAGTTCTATGTCCTCTTCCTCTTAATTCTTTATCTATTTCCTCTATTAACTGCCTTGTTAAAACTTCTTCTTTTAGTCCATTTATTCCTCTAGTTCCTACATCTCCACCACTTAATGTATGTCCTGGATTTAAGTTAAATAACATATTAAGATTACCTCCTGTGTTTTTTATTATATTTTTTAACTAAATAATAATGATAATTTCTATAATCATTTGTATAACTGAATTGGAAATAAAAAATTATCATTAAAATTTATAGCTAATATTTTTCATAATAAAAAGAGCAGGTTTTACTCCTGCTCTTTACTTTCCTTAACTGCTTGTCTAGCTGAACTTTGACCAAAATAAAATCCTATTATTAAAGTAAATACAGAAAGAAATTCTGTACCTGATAGGCTCCCCCCCTTAATACTTAAATAACAAAATACTATAGTAGTTAACAATGCTATAATCTTTTTTATCTGCAAAAATTTCTTTAAGAACTCCAATATGATTCACCTAGCTTTCTATTTAAAAATGTTATGTTGAATTGCATAAAAAAAGAAGCTTACCAAAGCTCCTACTGATAATCCTATATACCATTTTAAAACAGATACAAGTTGCTTTAATTGATCACAAAGATTCTCAATTTTAGTATCTATTTTAGATTGATTTTGTTCTATCTTATCAATTCTTTTTCCATGATCATTAAGCCTAATATCATGTACATTAATTTTTTCTTCTAGTCTTTTATGTTTTTCTTCGCAAACTTTTAACTCCACATTATACCTCCATTAAATAAATGCATCTTTTGTATATACTTTTAATGTATAGCCTCTCTTATATTACAAAAAATTAGAGCAATAGAAATAATATCTATGCTCTAATTTTTGCAATAAAAAAGACCTATTATGGTCATCTAATTTATCTTTATTTACTTTTACACATTGTTAGCTTAAATTGATCATCACATAAATTTAGTATTCTATAATCATTACAATTGTATTTGATGGATTTATTATCCTCATCTGCATCAACTAATTCAATACTATCTATGACTTCATTTATATCTAACTCAAAATCAGTTTTCCATATTCCATTTTCATCTTTAGTCATAGGAAATTCTTTATTATTTAAATTTTGGGTTATGATATTTACATCATCTGCACCATATTTGTTGTACCAATTTTCTAATTGGGTATTATCTGTAGGCTGGCCAAGATTAATAAAATTTGATTTTGTTAAATAATAATTTTTATTTTGATTAATTAAATACTTAGTAGCACTTATTGCTTCAAAAAATTGCATTTGATTAATTGATAACCACTCTGTCGAATAAAATTCTAAAAATTCTATTTTTAAAAATCTATATTTTTTAGTAGAATTTTTATAAACATATTCAGTTACTTTATTATCATTCTTTATATTATCTATAATATCTATTTCAATATAGTCTATATCATTGTCGCTCATTAATACTCTTATCTTTTTAGGTAAATATGGTTGGTCATCATTCCCTTGAATAGTTATTTTAGAAGGGTTTACTGGATTAATAAAATCTATTTTTAACCAATCCATATTATTAGGATAATGGAGTTGAAATCCATCATAAACAGTAGATGCAGTATGATTATCAAAAGCAAGATATGGTATATAATGATAGCGTCCAGTATGAAATCTTGATGATGTAAAATTTTCTTGTTTTAAACTATCTGTTAAATCATTTGACCATTTTTTCATATAATCACTTCCAATCTAAACTTTAAAATTATTTTATTCTTTCATTAACACTTCAAATTTACCATTATTAAATTTTTTAATTTCATCTGATATTTTGTAATTACCACACCCATATTCAATATATTTTTTATCATTTTCTTCTATAAGGCTTATACTATCTTTTATATCATTTAGGTTAATATCAAAAGACTTATAATAATCATTCTCTAATTTTGTAGGTACTTTTTTAGTATTTAATTCTTTAGTAAGTATAGATAAATCATTATAACCATATTCATCTATTAAATTATTTAATTCTTCATTATTATCTATCTTTCCTAAATCTATATAATTATTATTTATTGAGTAATAATTATTATTTTGTTTTAATAAATACTTGTTACAAATAATAGCAGGTACAGTCACTTCCCATTCACTATTTATTACATTTCCAATAAATTTATTATTTGATAAATCATAAATTATGTCTCCTTTTCCTTCATTAATTCTCCAATAGGCAACTAAATTACTTTCTTCTCCAGTAAGCTTTTTATTATAACTATTTAATACTTGTTTGTCATTCAAACAGGTATTAAATATTGCGATTTCAGCAATATTTCCATTAAATTTACAAAATCTATCCCAATATCCTATGAATAACTGTTCTTTACTATTTATTGATCTTAAATTTTGTAATATTTTTATGAGTTTACCATTTTTGTAATATTTTAAAGTTTTATTATTATGTGTAATAGTTATACAATTCCACTCATTTATATTATAGTTCTTCATATCATCTAAAATAACTCTACCACTTTTACTATTTGTAAAACATAATGTATTATCATCTTGTATATAGATTCCTTGAGATGTATCTGAATCACCTCTCATTAATACACCCGTCCATCTTTGAAATTCATTATATTTTTTACAAATATAAATTTTAAGAGTGTATTCATTACCAAACGAAGGAAAATTATCTACACTAATATAACCAGTTCCATTTAAATTTAACGAATAATTATTGGGCATTTTCATAATTCCTTTCTTCATTTTATTTATCTCAAAATTATTTTATATTAGTTATTATCTTGCACATTTTTAAGTCGAAGTAATTGTTGTCCTATTGTAGCCATCTTATATCACCTCCTATACTTCCTTAAATAATATATTACAAATATCACTATTTTTCTTTAATTTATCTATTGGTCTAAAGGATTCACAATTATAAATCATCTCACATTCTTTTTTTTCTAAATCATCTGTATATACAAGTAATTTAATTTTCTCTAAGTCCTTAAACTTACTTAATAATAAATCTTTAGTTATTGAATAGATGTCACTAAATCCATTATTATTAAAATTATTTTCATCTAATGTTTGTAATGGAGCTCGTACTAAATTGCTTTCATTTAATGTATATAAATTATTGTTTTTATCTTGAATTAGATATTTATTTGCTGTAAATTCTATAGCTTCATTGTATATTTCTATTTCATCAAGAGAACCATTAAAACAGTAATATGGAGAGCTTGGATTTCCTGTTTTACCAACAAACAAATTATAACTTGCATTTGTCGTTTCTGTTGCTAATGGTGTTCCTGCAACATCTTCATTTATTAAATCATCTATATAAAGTTTTGCTGAATTTTGGCTTGTAGTACCATCCCAAGTAAATAATACAGTATGCCACTTGCCATCACAAACTGTCTTGCCTGAATCTAACAATAGATTATATACTCCTGATGTAGCTTTACTAATATTTACATATACTCCTTCTGAATCATTAATTGCGAATGAAAATCCATAATTAGCAGTAGCTCCCCCCACTATTATTTATAATAAATCCGAATGAAGTTGTTGTTGTTTTTATTTTAAATTTAATACTTTTCTTGCCTATGGGTATTACTTGATTACTAAATGTTATATAATCATTTGTTCCGTTAAAAGTTCTATAAGTGTTACTTATTCCTTGTGATTTATCAGTAACATGAGTAGTACCATTATAAGTACCATTATATTTTCCTGTACTATCTATACAAGTTGTACCCGTTGTTTCATTAAAGTTATATTTAGCTATTAAATTTGATGAGTAATCTTTTTTAGGATAATATTTAGCCATAACTATTTCACCTCACTTATACTTAAAAAATTATTACTAAAGGGTATTTCAAAATACTTACTATTACCTAAACTATCTTTGTATATACCATTAATAGCTTCAATATTGATAGTTTCAGTTAATAAATCTAAATCATCTATACCATAGGTTTCAAAATCGGTTTGAGTTAATATTTCTTTTCCTTCTAATTCTATAATAGATTCATAATTACCATTTTTATAAAACTTTGATTTTATTGTATAGTAACTATTATTTTGTTTTAATAAATATTGCTTCGGTGTATCAATTTTTAATATCATATTTTTTATTCTTGTTTTATCATCATGTGACATAATATTAAGTTGAACATCAAATGTATTCACTTTTATATCTGATTTATAATCATATTCATTATTTTTATCAATAATCAAAATAATTTTCTTTCCCTTCTTTTTCAATATTAAATTATGAAAAGAATTATCTCTTAGATAACAACGTGGCTTTTTTATTTTTATTGTGTTAAATAAAGTAATATAACTATCACCATCTCTATAGCACCAAATCTCAAATATATTATTACATTTTATACTGGTTGTATAATATCCACTTCCTAAGCAAAAATCACACTCAAACTCTATATTTTCAAAATTACTTGGATCCAATTCATACTTTGTTTTATCTACACTTTTCCAATAGTCGCCATAAGATCCGTAAACTTCATATAATTCTTTTATATTATATAGTTCCTTCATTTTCTTCTCCTTCCTTTAGTAATTAATTTTAATATCCCCCCCGCTAAACTTACATTCTACTTGCAGTAATGTATTACTAGCGTAAATTACTTCATATAAATCTTCTTTAACTTGTTTCCACCTTCCAACACCATCATATTGCAAATCAAGCTTATCTATCTCTTCAATATCTGTTATACTGTCCATACTAAATAAATAAGCAAATCTTATCTTTTTAGTAGTAACTAATTCATTCCAGAACACATCATTAATAGCATTAAAAGTAGCAATATTCATCCCATTTTTCCTTACGTCATCTACAGTTAAATTAACATTCACCCATTTTTCTCCACTAAATGTTTTCCATGTGTTACCGCTATCTACACTACAAACTATTCTTATATTGTTACCATTAGCAGTTAATCTAAAATAATCTATATGATCTACATTGCTTAAATTCATATCACCTTTTGCAATAAGTAAACGATCAAATGGGATAGCTTTAGTCTTTAATTTTTGAATAACTCCATCTTCAAAGGTTTCAAAGCCTTCTATTCTTTTAAATAAAGTCTTATTCACATTAACACTATATTCTATAGAACTTTCTGTATTTTGAACAACTTCAAAATTGCTTATGTGATCTGTTTCTAGATGTGCTTTACCATCAAATGTCATCATTTTGTCATAAATAAAATCATTACTTTCATCATTAGTAAATTCATTTTTAACTGATATTAAATCCTGTGTATTTTCTGTATCATATCTCAAAACATTCACACGAGGCACTTTAAAATCTACTGTGTTAACAGGGATGTTAACGATTCTAGGTGTTTCGTCACTTCCCACAATGCCCATTTTAGATATTTGTTTCATCCCTGCACCAACTATTTCTCCTGCATCTATACCATCAATAGTTGTAAACTTTCCTGTTTCCTCTGAATAAGCTACTAATTGTTTATTTTTCTTATTAGTAACATCTACATCCTCTAACTCCTCAAATTTCGTAATTCTTTTATCTATTATTTCCTTTTGTATCTTCTCACTTGACCATCCAGTTTTATTAGAAATTACACTATCATCTAAAATTATATCCTTGTCCAAGGTTACATTAAAAAATTCACTCATTAAGCCACCTCCTATTCACTGATAACTAAATGAAAATCTCTAATTGCAAAATTATGATTCTCTGCATTTTTAGTTATTTTTACATATATACCTTTACTTTCACGCTGTTTTATACTATTTATAGTTAAAGAGTCTGTATAATTTATACCATCAAAAGACAGTTGTATTAAATCATTACTAGGTGTTTCAGTACCTATTTTAATATTGTTATAATCCTTATCCCCTATATTTTTAATTGTTATTAGCTCTTCTAAATCTTGGAGCATAGCAGGACTAACATTAGTTACAACATTTCCATGATATATAATTTCAAAATTATATGGACTAAATACCCACATGTCACCATATTGTAGCTGAATAGCATCACTAGTATATATCATTTTTCCATCCATATCTTTAAATGTAAAATATCCACTCATGTTGCTATCTATAAATACTTTACATTCCATATCTGAATTAAATAATCTAGTTTTAATTAAATTATTATCTAAATCATATAACTCACATAAAGTATTTTCTGGGAAATTCTGAATAGTTACATAGGGATTAGCGTAAACCTTATAATTATTTAATATAAAATCTTCATCACTATACTTCATAAAACCTTGCTTGGTAAGTGGATCTATAAATTCCATGCCACCTATATTTATATAACCTTTACCATCATTACTTGAATAAGCTTGTATATAATTATCTTTTTTAAGTATTTTACAATATCTATTTTGTTTATCTGATTTTAAATCCTTAATACCAAAAATATGATCGCTATTCCCTAAATAAAGCATAGAATAATCCATGTCTTTGATATCACTAAAGTTTTCTTTTTCAACCTCAATAACAAATTCTTTATAATCAAATTTTCTTTCTATTTTATTATTACTTATTAATTTTAATTTACCTGTTTTAATATCCCTAGTTATATTACTTTCTCCTGCAAAATCAGAAAAAGAAGAAGCCAAGAAAAAAATTCTCGGCTTCTAATAATCCATTTTTAACTTGTATAAGTTTCATTAAGATCACCTCTAAACTCTAGCTGCATTATATAATCATATGGTACAAACTCAACTATTTGTATATCTTTAGTTCCTATACCATTTGCCAATAATGTATGTGCTTCTTCTAATGCATCTTCATAACAATTAGTAGCATAAGATGTCAATTCTGCTCCATTTTGATCTGTTTCATGGCCATATGGTAATTGGGCTAAAGTTTTATTTTTTAAAACCCCCCCACATCTTTTGTCTAGTTTTTTTAAAATCTATTGTGCTTGTTAACATACTATCTACCTCCCCAATATATTTTTCTTTTCAAAGTTTTGTACTTCTATCATGTAATTTCTTTTACCCTTCAGTTTATCCAAATCTCTCATAATATCACCATTAGTTGCTGCTTTATTAAATTCTCTTTCAATCTCCATAGCTTTTGGATTATTCCAGACTGGTACTAAATTAAAGTGATGCTGCTTTAGATAATCTATTAAATTAGCTATAAGTAATCCTATAGCTTGTAATCCATTTTCGATATTACAGAAATATACCTTTTCAGCTTCCCATCTAATCCATCTGTATGCTCTAATATAATCTATATTGGGACTTGATGTATCTAAAGTATACCAATCATAAATCAATTCCATTATAAATTGAATGGCTTCTTTACCTGTGCATCTTAACCAAGCTTGTGAACTCTTATGCCATATCATCATTAGAATATTTATTAAATCTAACATTATTTCAATACTAATCTCCATAGGTGGGATATTATAATCTAATCCCCCCCAATCTTTACCCCCCATTCAATAGGATGATTATTAAATCTTAGATATTCATAATCTAAATTATTTAATAGATCATTATTATATATATAATCTTTATTAGGAACAATTATCTTATCTGTTGGATTTGTAGGTTTTAACCACCACCATCTTTTGGTTATTTCAATAAACTTATTTTTATTAGGTGTATATATTTGTCTTATAACTTCATTATTTAAATATTTATTACTTTGTCTATAAATTTCCCATATACTTAAATTTAATAGATCTATTTCTATCTGCTTATAAATATTAATTACAGGGCTATTACCTAAATATTTTTCATTATGTTTAAATATATTAGTTGTATATTCTCTATCTAAATATCTATTATTATATTTAAATATATCTCTTATAGCCTGTCTATCTAAATACCTGTTGATACTTTTATCTATAAATTTAAATACATCTTTATAAAAATATTTTTTATTATGGTCTTTGCATATTTCTTTATGTGCTAATTTATTTAATGCATTTTTAATTCTATATTTTTCTATATCCTTTAGAACTATATTATACATTAACATGGTTTTATAATTTCTATCTATATCTTTTAAATCTAATATTTTTAAATTGTTTATACTTGTATCTATATCTATTCCAATTATAATATCTTTGTTTAACATTGTTTTATTACTCATTTTAGCTGCTTCTTTTAAATTACACTTATCTATAAATCTATAATTGTTTTTATTTATATTTTTAGTTCTATATTTTTTAACAAACTTAAACTTATCCATATATATATTCTTACAATAACTCTTATTAAAATAGTATCCAACATCTTTTTCTATATTTATATACTTCTCTAGTTTTAAATTATTTAAAGATTTATCTTTGAATATTTCTTTTTCTACTATCAAATCTGCATATATACTTTTGGATTTATTCAGTTGTAAATTTTCTCTATCTATAGATAAATTTATTAAATTATCAACTTTATTTAGCTGCAACATTTCTCTTTCCAATAACTTATTGTTATAGCATATAGATATATCTGTATTTTTTCTTATATCAAGTTCCTTACTTGTTTTTCTATTTATATCTATATCCTTTATTTTATCTAAAGATATAGCATTGTTCTTATTTATTTCTTCATTTTTAAATTTTAACTCTTTTTCAAATTCTTTTTTTATATCAGTAATTTCCTTGGATATATATTTATTCTTTTCTTTTTCTATATGATCTTTATGTTCCTTATAAAATAATTTTTCTTCTTTAAATTTATCTATTTCACCCATTGTTTCTTTGTAAAATAATTTTTCTGTAGTTTTTACTACTTTTTCTGCAGTATTATATATAAAAGTTCCACTAGCAAAAGTAGTATCCCCTACATATTTAAAACTACATAGGGGGGGTATTTTATGTAGGGGGGGCATTTATACCACCTCTCTTATTTAGTTGTTTTATAACATCTAATAGCAATACAATAATTTATATTAGCACTATTATTTAAGAAACAATATGGCGCAGTAATTTTAAATTTCTTATAATATTCTTCTTCTGCTGTATCTTTCTTATATGCTAATCTGTCAGTATCATTTAATGTACTAGCATCACCTACAAGTACATTAATCATTTTACCTCTTTCCATATCAACTGGATGTACAAGTGTTATATCTGAAAATTGATGTTTTTTGTGATTATATCTACTTCCTTCTACATTGCATTTATCCATAAAAGGATTAGTAGCATAAAAAGCTGGATAATGTGGTTGATATGGCATACCTATTTTATTAGCTATCATGCAAACATCTGTTACTCCCGTTGCAGTTCTTTCCCCCATAAACCTTTGAATAATTAGGTTCTATATCAGAAGATACAGTTATACCAAAATTATATTTATCATCTGTATAAGCTGAATCCTCTACTGGTTTTAAAGCTCCAATATAAGCATAAGATGTAAGATAGTTTTCATAAGGATGAACATCTGCTGATGGATCTCCACGTAATACTAAATTTATACTATCTTTAGTTACATTTATCCAATATTGAACGGGTAAAAAGTCTTTTATTTCTGGTTTTAATTTTCTATACCATGCTAATCTATAATTATATTCAGCTTGTATATTTTTAGATATACCTAGATCTGTTTTATCTGCGTTTAATTTATCTGATATTTGCAATTTTATATTGTTTATAGAATTGCTTTTAGTCATAGCACTGACATAAATATCATAATCACCACTTTTATTCCATTTATCACTTACTCCTGCCATCATTTCTAATACTTGTGCATCTGTTCTACTAAAACTATTCCCATTGCCGTTATAATAAGTATGCAACTTATTAAAGTCAATTAATGTCTTTTTTTCTTCTTTTGTTAAGTCCGCTTCTTCTCTATCTATTTTTACATAAAACTCTTTTCCATAGGTTGTTGTTGCTTTTATAATACACTTATCATTCTGAGAACCTACTGTAAATACAGTTTCTACTTTATCTGTCTTAGAGTTATCTGTTATAAGATTTATTTTAGTCCCTTCTCCTGATGCTCCTATTTTATTTATACTATCTGGATAAACTAAATCCCATTTATATATACCTGAATTTTGTGTTATTTCAGTTACTAATATTTTTACTAAATCTTTTACACTTGAATTACCTTCAACAAAATAAAAATTATCTGTAGCCATTTTATCTACCTCCTAATACTTATTTTTATTTAATTTTGTTATTTTTAAAGTATTTAAATCTATTGTAAATACACCCTTTATATAGCTATTATCTGCCTCTAAGTTAATACTAAATTTTTTAAGTAGTTTATTACCATAAGATCGCTTTTGATATATCTCTAATGTTACTGGTTCTTTTAGTTCCCGAGCATTATAATTATGAACATATATATTAAGTTTTTTATTTTTATATCCCTTAACACTTATTATTTCAGGATTTTTATTTGTTTTATGACTTCTATAATCAAAATTAAGATAAAATCCCTCATATGATCTGTTATTAAAGGAAACATGTTTATCTTCTATATATCCATGTAAATCTATATCTGCATCTGTATTCTCTTCCCAATTCATTACCACTGCTATGTCCCATTCATTATCTATTTTCCCTATTTCCGGTGGCTCTATAGGAATACTAGAATCTTCTCCATCTATATACTCTAAATCTATCATTGTTTGTCTACTATTACCGCTTAAATTATGCAAAATAAAAGAAATAAGATTATTAGCACATACTTTATAAAATGTATTAAAGTATTTATGCTCCCCCCCTATTTCCTTAATTGTTGCATTATCTATTATTTTGATTTTATTAACTTCTAAGCTATATCTGTCTTCTTTTTTCCAGCCTGTTTGATTAAAATGCAGTCCTGTAATATATACATCTTTATCAAATCTAATTTGTTCCGTATAATCATTTTGTATTGCTGGGATATCTAATAATATACCTTTCACTTTTTGAATACCTTCAATTTTCCTATATATAAAAGCATCAATTTTTTTCTTTAGCCCTTCATATTGTACACTTGGTAATAAATCTTTTAACTGTTGTAGTAAATCTTGTATATTGTTGGTATTTATCTCTGGATAATTAGTTCTTATATTATCATCCATCATACTTAATAAATGATTTTTTAAATCCTCTGTAAGTTCTTCAAAATTAATTATATATTTAGGTAAGCTCAAATTAAGCACCTTCTTTATATTCAAAAATTGAACTTGTATCATTTCTTGGATAAACTTGAGCTGTTTGTGTTATCTTTAAATAAGGGTTCTTAATATTAAATTCATCATAAAAATGTAATACACTTTGATATAATTCTTCCAAAGTTACAATTCTATTTTTATCTTTATCAGATTTCTTAGTTTTAATGCTTTGTGTTAATGCCCATGTAAAAGCTCCTGAAGGATTAGGATTTCCATTATATCCAGCACTCAAGTCACCAGATGTTTCTGAACCTGCACTAGCTGTTAGAACCTTATATCCTTGTTTATTTAATGTTTTGTCTATACTTCTAAGTTTCTCCTCCACTACAGCTAATGTATATGCAAAATTTTTATCTATAGCAAGTCCACTGTGGCAAGTATCAATAAATATTACCTTAGTACCTTTTATATCATCCAGTATTGCTTGTAATTCATATACTGTTATTATGTTATCCTTTGCTACTAAAGCAACTTATCTTCATATACAGTACCATGTCCAGACCAAAACAAATAACTAATATCATTATCTTGTGCATCTTGAAAAGTGTTTTTTATTAAATTTAATGCTTCCGACTTAGTCTTATTTTTTGCAACTATATTTTTGGTAAATTTAGCACTTTGTTTGTGTTCTTTAAATAAATTAGACATATTGTCAGCATCATATGTGCAACCCGTAAGGTTATTAGCACCTTGTAAAGTATATTCACTTTCTCCCATAGCTAAAAATCTATAGTTTCTTTCACTAGTGGTAGGTATAGTAGGCGTAGTAGTTGAAGGTAAATTACTATTTTCTAATATATTAAAGTCTACCCATAAAACTTTACTAGTTCCACTAATATTATTGTAAATAAATTTTACTGTACCATTTAGGGGGATAAAATACATTAAAAAATTTATGTTCACCATATTCTTTAGTTTGCACACTTTCAAATAATTTATCATTGTCTACTTGCAAATCCCAGTTATCTTCAAATCTCCAACTTGATTGAGAATATGTTATACCTGTTATTTGACCATTTCCTTTAAATTCTATTATATGCTGTCCTTTTACTGCAGGAATCTCTAGCATTTTCCCATAAATTTTCTGCGTGCCTGATATACCTAAATTTCCACTTAAACTATCTAACTTTACACCTAAAGCATTTAATGCATTTATTAAATCATTATAATCTACACCTTGTATTTTATCTTTAATTTCTGATAATAATCTTTCCATATCTTTGGTAGAAAAATTTATATTGCCTATGTCAACTTTCACACCATTTTGTAAATAATCTTTAATAAGATTTGATAGTTCATCAAAGTTGACTACATAGGAAGGTAATCCCATATTATTCCCACCTCCTATACATAATCTATTATTTCTAATTTACCATGACTATCTTTAATTAATTGTATTGTTTTATTTGTATAATTAGGGTATGTTGTTTTAATTTTATATACTTTACCTTCTGCATTTCTAATTAATTCTTCTTGCCATTGCATATCTGTTCCATTTGCATATATAAATTTATATGCTTTATTATTGCTATCTCTAATTATTCTACATGGGTATTCAAGTAACTCCCCAGTATATTTTGAATCTTCATTTATATTTATCTGATTTTTGAAATTTCTTTTTCTTAATTCTTGATCTAAAATGTAGACTACTGGGTCTCTAAAATTTTTATATCCCATATGTGCCATTTTAATCACCTACTATTGTTTTAATCTTCCACTGCCTATTTGTACATTGCTCATATACTTTTCTTTTATCTCTCATACCTTGTAATTGCAATGTATCCACATATGTGTCTGCATTTATTTCTGTATTTATTCCAACAATTAAATACCAGCCACTACCTCTTTCATTATTTACTAATTTAACTACTTGTCCTATATCAATGTTAGGTATTCCAGCTACTGGTACTACATTTAAAGCAGTACTCTCTCTCCACATATCTAAAAATTTATGTCCTGCTACTTGTTGTTTTAATAATGAACTACTAGCTAATGGATTATCAATTATATCTACCCATCTTTCGCCATTTAAATAACTAGTCATAGCTTTAGATTCAAAAATAGAATATTTATCATTACAACAAATTTTTAATATATTTCTCATTAAACTAGAATCTCTACTAGCAGTTTCACTAGATAAATTAGTATCAACAGATAAAACATAATCATGATGATTTGCTTCATGATTTGATTCATTATAAGTAGGATATTGTTCTTCTAATACTATTGTACCGTTTTTGTTTGCCCTTATTCTAGCATACATAGTTTCTACTAAGTTACCAATTATATCATTATACATAGTACCTATTTCACATTCTAATTTAGGTATAGTATAATTAATTCCTCCATTTCTATAAAAACTACATTTTGCATCCGATACAACAGTAGAAATTATATCTGCTGCAGTTTTATTATAAAATTTTAATTCCTTGTCACATAAATTTAACATTCTATAGTACATATCATGGCAAGTCATTTCTATTGTTTTATCAAGTGTATTATAATCATATTTTTTAATTACACCTGTAAATTGAAGTATATCCTCTATATAAATTTTTACCTGTGCAAAATTATCTATTACACCTTGTGTTCCTCCTGCAAAAATAGCAGTTGGTAGATTCTCATATTGTGCTGTAATCGTAGCTTCAGCAGTAGGCGTAGTTAAAGTTCTATTTATTTTCACTGACACTAAGCAATGTTCTAATGTTATTTTATTAGTATCACCATCTTCAAAAGCTTGATAGCCATTTTTTTTTATAAAATTCTACTTTACATTTTGCCATTATCTTTCACCCATCCACTAGCTTCATGATTACATAAAAGCTCTAAATTTATATAATATATATCACCTTCGATAGGAGTATCTATCTCAAACTTATTTTGTAAATATCCTTTATATTGAATTCCAAATTCATCTACAAATATGAATCTACCTGAATAATTTTTTCTAAAGTTTAAAAACTTACTTATATTACTTTGTGTCTCTTCATCATTTTTCCCTTTTATATTAAAAGCAACTGTAAACTCAATAATGCAATCACTTTTAACATTCTTTTCAAAATATGTGTATCCTTGTACTGTTCTAATACCCTTACGAAAATAAGCAGGACGAGGTGGCTTATAGTTAGTTATTATGCCACCTGTATTTTTTGCATCTTCATAAAGTAAATCTACTTTAAAATCTTTTATTCTATTTAAATCCATACAAGCCACCTCCTAATCTCTTAATACATCATTCATAAATAATCCTGTCATAACATTTTTCATAGAACTTTCTGTCATTTGCTTAAATTCATTAGCTATCTTAGTAGCCCCTTCTTTATTTGCATTTGGTATAGTTACATACATTTTTATATCTTGTGCAAGGCCCATACTTTTACTCATGTTGTTAAATCCATAGGAATTTTTATAAGTACCACCATATGCTCCACTAAGCGCCATATTATTTAATCCATTAAAATTTGGTTTTACATTACCTAATCCTTTGATCTTATCAGCCATACTTTTAATTTTAGTATCTACAGCACTTTGTTGGTTATCGATACCCTGTATGAGACCCTCTCCAAGGGATTTACCATAATTAGAAAATACACGTGACGGGGGAATTTATCCCTAAAAAGCTTTTGAATCCATCTGCTATTTTACTTGCTAAGTTTCCTATTACTGATCCTACATGTCCAAACATAGATCTTATACCATTTATAAGACCTTGAACTATATTTTTACCTATATTGAAAAGTGCTCCTGCTAGATTACCTAATCCTTTGAATATATTAATCCAACCTTGTACAATTCCATATAATATATTTCCAACACCTCGAAATATTGCTATACATCCATTTACTACGTTCTGTACCATTCCACCTACCCATTGGAGTACTTTAATGAATCCTTGAAATGCATGAATAACTCCTTGTATAATTGAATTTATAACTCTACCTATTCCTTTAAATATATTTGCTATGAAATTTCCAAACCTAGTAGCATATTTTTTCAAAGTATCCCAATGCTTAATCACTTCATATACTATAAGTCCTATTGCTGCAATAGCAGCCACAATTATAAGTGTATGGGGAGTAATTAAAGTTCGTATAACCTTAAATATTCCAGCAGCTTTCTTTAGTTTACCAAATACACCTACTACATTATTTATGGTGCTTACAACCTTACCAAGTACTGTAAATGTTTTAGCAACTCCAGCTATTGACACAATCATTACTGCAATAGCGTTTTTCACAGGATTAGGTAATTTATTAAATGAATTCATTAATTCTACTGCTTTATTAGCTAGTTTTGTAAATATTGGGATTAATTTATTATTCAATATTGGCACTAACTGATTATTAAATATAGGTATCAACTGTTTTACTATAGATGCTTGTAATTGTGCAAAAGAATCTTGTACTTTTTTTATAGAAGCTTGTATATCTTTTTGAATTTTATCATAATTATTCTTTGCAAGATTAGCAGGACCCTTTTTGGGATTCTTACTCTTTGCCTCTTCATCAAGAGTATTTTTCATCCCAGTTTTAAGAAGATTTTGTGCCGCAGCACTGGGTTTCTCCATAAACTTCCCAAATTTCTCGAAAGATTCTGCTCTCTTTGTTAATGCTTCTTGTAATTTTTCAATTTTCGTTTTTTCTTCCTCTACCTTATGCACAAATATTTCTAAATCTTTTCCAGCGCCGTTAAGTGCTTTTTTAAATTGACTAGTATCTAATTTTAAATAAGCAACTGCCTCTCCTACTTTTACTGCCATGTTTTTTCTCACCTCCCATCTTTGGGAATAAAAAACTTCTAATTTCATTTAAATAACAATTTAAATTTTTTATCATTTTAATTTCTTATGTTGCATATTATTTACATTTATTATTTGATTTGCTTTTAAATTTATATAATTTCAATATTTATTTACATTTAAAATCAAAATCAGAAATTTATTTACTATTATTAGAATTTAACCATTGGATCACATCTTCATTATTAGTTTTATTTGCTTTATCTCCATCTATAAACTTAGGTTCCCTAGCATCTTCTTTACTAATCTCATTAAATATATAAACACATGCCTCATCAAAACAAAATGCTTCATAATCATTAGTCAATCCTATAATTTCACTAGGTCTTTGTCTATATTGTTTACTTATTGATATTACACTCAGTATTCTCTGACTCTTCACGAAAGGAGTCTAATTCACTAATCCCTTCCTGTGTATAATTAAATAATGCTACTATTTGTTCATCTGTAAGCTCTAATCCTACATTTTTTAACTCATCTATAGAAGGTTCCACAAGTGCATTTTCAGCCATAATATACATAACATTTGTCATTTGTGCTAAGTCAACATTCTCTTTTAAACTCTGTTTACCATAAAATAGTTCTTCTGCTGCACTCAATAACTTGTTAGGTACAACTCCTTTTCTTACCAAATTTAAAAGAGATACCCTTTTAACTCTAGCATTAAAAGGTATCCCCTGACTAAATTGTGGTAACTGAATTACTTCACCTTGAGCTACTTTTTTTAAATCTTCTATATTAGTTACTTTTAAATCCATTTGTTATACCCTCGCTATCTAATTTTTATTGTTTTAAATTCTGTGGATAATGCTGTGGTTTTACCACTTCCATCTAATTTATTTATTTCTTTAGCTTCAGCAATATAAACTGTATCTATTGCTAAAGAATCAGGTACAAATGTTACTATTTTCTTAGTATCATCTATAGTTACATTTCCATTTACTCTAGAATTATCAGATTTTCTCTTTATAATAAAGTTTTCTAAGTTAACATCATCTTGATTAATTTGATTTGAAAAACTCCACACTACCCTGTTAGTTATACTTACTCCTACATCTTGGTTATCATTTTCTACTTTTCCACCTTCTACCCCCCCTATATCTTCAATAGGAGTAGTCTCTTCTGGCTTTTCTGGTTTTTCTGTATTATTGTTTTCTTCTAATTTATTTAGAAATTCTATTTCTACAGGCCTCTCATTTCTAAATGGTATACTTTCAGCCTCATATGAAGACACTAAAAATTTTCCATCTTGAATTTTATATTTAGCTGGCTTACCTTTACAATGCTTGTATACAAACTTAACATATCCTGTAGTCCTAGAATAGTCCTTTTCTTCTGTGAATATTTCCATTGTAAATGGGTGTCTTTCTACTGCTATCCCTACTTCTGTTCCACAATATTTGTTATCTTGTATAGTTCCCCCCATCTATTAAAGCCATAGTTTCTATATTAAATAGGTTGTCTTTCATTTTTAACTTGTATCCTATAACAATATCATCTGTTTCATTTATTCCATAAATTTTATTTTTAATTCTTAATATATCTCTTTTACCCTTACTATTTATAGGTTCTATATCTATTTCATTACTTGTTTCTACTGTATGCTTTTTATTTGTTACCTCATCAATAAAATTAACTTTTACAACATTAACTAAAGTTTTTCCATCCATTATTAGTTACCTCCTTAAACTTTTAAACTGTTGATATTCTATACTTGTAGTATAGGCTTGTACATCATAATCTATAATGCTTGGTGTTTCATTTCCTGTAGGTCTAAGATCTTCTATTTTTTTTAAAGCTTCTTTTAAATTTTCTACATAGAATTCCATGGTAGAATATTGATCCATAGGATTATAAACTATAATATCAAATAGTTTATAACCAGATATATTTCCAACTATGGCATGAACACCATTTTCCTTTATAACTACATAACTTTCTGTACATTTGTTTCTCTTTTGTCCAGGAGCATAAACATCATATCCTAATTTTTTTAAATATAAATATACCTTTTGCCATAAAGTCTCAGGTACAGTATTATCGATTATGTCTTGATGTATACAATCTCCTGGAATTTTGTAATTAAATTTAGACATTTACATCACTTCCCAAATAAATTACTCATCCCCTTAAGTATTTGTGGACTTAATTTATCTATAGTTGGTTTTAATATTGCATATTTTTTATCATTACATAATTCTAAAAATGGAGAGCCCTCCATATTTCCAGAAACATAAAAATTGCATTTGTCACCTTCCCATTGTTTTCCACCCTTAATCGTTTCACTATCCATATCTGATTGATCCTTCCATGGTGCATTTTTCTTAGCATACTCTTCTAGTTTTTTTCCAGCAATATCTGCGTACATACTTATAGATATTCTAGATTGCATTTCAAATTCAGATAATCCATCAATAATATTATCCATATTAACTTCAAATTCACTCATATAATTACACCCTATTTAATATCATATCAAATATTATGTTTTGAATATTTCCTGTATCAACTATTTCATACTTAGTTCCATCTAAAATAAAATAATCATCTTTTTTTATTTTAGAACTTATATCATTATAGATAACTAATAATTTATCATTATATAAATTATTAAATTCCAGCCCTTCCATAGAAATTGCAATTATATTACTATTATTTTTATAATAATATCCTCTGATAGTACATACATATAATTCTCCTAGTTTTTCTTCAAAAGCATTTTTACCTATTCTTAATACTTTTATGTCTCTTAATAAGCCTTTTCTTTCTAGCTGTTCATATATATTTTTGCCTATTCTTCTCCTATTCATATTAGCCATTAATCTTCATCAACTCTTTCCACAGAAATTTGTTCTTTTAAAATTTTCTGCTTTTCTTTGAAATGTTCTGCTAAAGTTAACCAATACGCTCTATTACTTTGTAATTTTATCCCTGCAACTTCTATACCATCATCTGCAATTGCTTTCAAAATGCACCCTTCATAGCTTGCTTTTTCTACATCATTATTATTAATTTCTAGTAACAATTCCAAATCTTTATCCTCAAAATAAGGATATTGTTTTTCTTGCAAATTAAATTTTAAAAGCTCTAAAGGTGTTCTCACTTTTCTTCACCTTCCTCAGTCAAATTTTATCTCTTTAAGGTTACTAATCTTTCTACAAATATTTTAACAATAGTTTAATAATTTACTTAATTAGATCGTTATATAACCTTAAAAAATACTTATTGTAATAAATTATTAAATATATTTCACCTCCTATGCTTACTGTACAACCTTTAAGTTTTCTTGAAATAAATATGCATTAGATTTTATAAAAGTCTTAATTTATAACTTCACTTATAAAAGTTATAATCATTAAAACTTATTTTTCAAATCTAATGCATTATTTAATAGTTATGAAATTCTTAGTAAAAATTATCTAACTGTTTTAACTTATTCTTAAAAATTGTAAATTTTAGTTTGATTTTATAATATCCATTTATTTTTAATGAATACCTTGCAGTTGTCTTATACAATAAAACCTCTGCTATTTTTATAATACTATTATATTTCATTTCAACACCGTATTTATCCCAACCTTGTCCCACTTTTGTTTCAAAATATTTTATACTATAAGATTATTTAATTGTGCCACACGTTCTATTAATTCATTCTTTTTTCTATAAGCTGTGCTCCTTGCTCTTCCAAACATTTCTACAGCTATCCAATCTACACTTTTATTTTCTCCATACTTAAACTCTATAAATTTTTTATTTTCTTCATTTAGTGATGAAAGATTATTCTCCATTACGGATATTTCTTCTTCTATTTCTCTTATTTTATATTCTACTTTCCCTTTCTTCTTAATTTTTTCTCCTAGTTCTATTTCTAATTTCTCTATTTGCCTTACTAACTCCCTCTCCGCATAGCTTGTTCCATTACTAGAGGTTTGTACTATTTCATCATATGTTCTACTTCTAGACTCTTCTCCTAATGTTACGTTATTATTTTTAATTTTATCCATTATAATTTCTATTCTATTAGAAAGATGATTTACTCTATTTTTTAGTTTATCCAATTCTTTTTTACTTGTAAAATACCTATATAGTCTTTCTTCTGTTCTTGTATATAATTTTTTATCTAACATATCTAACCTCCTATAATAATTCTTTATTATTATATTTTATATAACTATAATGCTATTTTTTTACACCTTTAAAAATCTTTTATAAATATCTTTGGATATAAATTTTATATACTTTCCTATATTTCTTTATTATTTTTGTTTAACTTATATATCACTATTTCTTTTCCCACAATATCTAAAACTTTTTGCATATCTTTTATTGTAAAGTAATGCTTGATCACTTCATTCGTCCATCTATTTTTTTCAACTCTTAAAATTTCTAATTCCTCTTGATATTTGTCTAGTAAATTCATACTTTCCTTTAATAATTCCTCATAATCTATGCTTTTCTTTACATACTCTTTTAATAAAATTTTCAGAACTTTATTTTCTTCTCTAAATAACTCTATCTCCTCAAAAACTTTATTTTCTATTTCTTTAACTAATACAGTTGACATCTTATCCCTCCATCATACTTAATTTTCTATTATATTATTCAAGACAATCAATATTCTTATTTTAATAATTCTTTTAATATTTCTGTTTTCTCTTTAGCCTTTTCTTCTCTTATATTTTTACCACCATTTAAAATAGGAGTGCACATTTCTAAAATTCTATAGTATGTTCTTTTTTCATATCTATTTTTAAGCTCCATAAGAGACAAATTAGTCGTAATTATAAGTGGTAAGCCATTTCTATATCTACTATCTAAAATATTATAAATTTTAGTTCTAGTCCATTCTGTATCCTGCTCTGTTCCTAAATCATCTATTATCAATAAATCTGCATTATCTAATCCCCCCCTTATTACATCTTCTTCTACTTCTTTTCCCCATTTCTTATACGTGTCTTTAATTCTATTTAATAAGCTATCTGCATTTACACATATAACTGGTAACATTTTTTCTATAAGAAAATTTGCTATACATGCTACTGTATATGTTTTACCATTTCCCGGCGTGCCATATAATAAGAGACCCACAGATTCTTTTTTCATATTTTCAAATCTTTTAGTATATTTATTGGCTATTTTATACATTTTATCATTACCTTTAGTAAAATCCCAATTTTCAAACTTACTATTTCTAAATTTTTCATCTATTAAACTATTTTTAATAATTCTTTTTAATCTTAATTGCTTTTCTTTATTTATTTCTTCTTTTTCTTTTGCTATTAAAGCTTCCCTTTTACATTTACACATTACAGGCCCCCCCTTTATAGTTCTATTTAATCCTGGAATATAAGTGATTTTCTCAATAGCTTCTCCACATACAGAACATATTTTAACTCTTTTACTTCTATCAAAAATATCATAATCCAATTCCTTGGTTTCTAAGTTTTTCTCCAAAGCTTCTCTTATCTGCTTCATATTCTTTCCCTTCTCTCCAATTTTTACTTGACTCATTTTCCCTTACATCTTTAGGTAGTTTATATCCTTTATTTATCCAGCTTTCCAAAATTGACATTGTATATTTAAACCCTTTTATTTTACCTTGTTCTTGTTCTCTTTTTTTGTAATATCTAATGCATATATTAATAAATCAGTATAATCTTCTTTATCCATAATCTTTAATATCTGATTTAAATAAGTAGTACTTATTTGCCTATAAAAAGTATTAAAATATGCTTTATTTATTTTATCTAATTTTTTTCTTAAATCAATCTTTCTATCTTCTTCTATATCTATATCTTCTATATCTATATCTATATCTCTTCCGTTACTTAACGTTTCATGTAACATTACACTTTTTTTATTATCATTATTTGGGCAGTTTTGAATTTTTGTTTCTTCTAACAATCCTTTTTTCTTAGCTCTATATTTAGCTACTCTTTCCCTTGTTTGTTGTCTAACTTTCTCCATACCCTCTATATTTTGATGTTTGGACCAATTAGTTATTTTTATTAGTTTATCTTTTTGTATCTGTATCATTCCAAAATCACCAAGTACTTTTAATGCAAATCTTAAACTATTTAATGGTCTATTAAATATTGTACTTAACATTTCTTCTGTATAAGGAATATCATCATTTAGAAATATATACCCATCTGCATTTGTCTTACCTGCTTGAACTAAAAGTCTTATCCAAATATAATGGACAGTATCTCTTTCTGGCATAGCATCTATTAACTTTATCTTTTCATCATCAAACATATTAGTTGTTATTTTTATCCATTTAATTTCTGCCAACATATCACCACTTTCTTTTTTATCAATAGTACAGAAAAGAATCTATTTTTATACTTGGCCAACTAGATTTTAAAATAGCAATTTATATTAGTAATTATTAAATTGCTATGGTTACCACCACTTCCATAATTCTTGATCAATCAGTTCATTAGGTGTAATTTCTAGTACTTTGCACAAATTACAGATAACCTTTAGTCCTGGATTTCCATATTTACCTTCTTCTAGTTCTGTAATATAACTTCTAGCTATTTTACTTTTGCAACTCAATTTTGAAATAGATAAGTTTCTCATTTTCCTATATTCTTTTGTTTTTATTACTGCCACTTGAGGATTCCTCCTTAGGATTTATCCCTCTTCATACTAAGCTATAAAATTTCAAATAATATTTTTATACACATGGTATTATTAACCTACTATCCGAGGAACTTTTTATATTTATCAGTCTCTTTGAATAAATGTATAAACTTTACTGATTCTTTATTATGAGTTCATTTAAATAAATTATAAATTTAAAAAGCTCCCAGAGTATTCTTAAAGTTTACTGATTCTTTTAAAAAAAAGATCATCTATGGTAGTATCAAAGAAGTCAGATATAACTTTAGCCTCACTTAAAGTAAAAGCTTTCTTACCATTTTCCTTAAAATTATACGTATTTAATGATACCCCCTATTAATCTTGCTATATCCTTTTGTTTTGCTCCTTTTAAGCATCTATAAGCTTTTAATTTTTTTAATGTTGTCATAAAACTCATCTCCTTAATAATTGTTTTTAAGTAAACTTTAAGAATACTATCTATGTTTTTATTATAGTAAACTTTAGGAATACTTTCAACTATTTTTTATCATTTTTTTTAAATAATATTCTTATAGTTTACATTAGTTTTAAAAAGTCAACATATAGTTATAATATAATATGAATGAAGAGGTGAGAAAGTTGGCAGAAATAAAAGATAGGTTAAAATATGAAAGATTAAGAAAAGATTTAAATCAAACTGAATTATCCAAAATTTTAAATGTATCAAAACAAACAGTTTCTAATTGGGAAAATGGTAATAGAATTCCTGATACTCTTACCTTATCTAAGTTAGCTGACTTCTATAACTGCTCTGTAGATTATATTTTAGGAAGATGTGAAAATAGGAATGGTATAATTTCTAAAACTAATATAAATGGAAATGATTATGAGTTTGAATTAGATAGAAACATATTCCCAAACGGAATAACCAGGGAACAAATGATAAATTATATTAAAGAATTGGAAGAAAGAAATAAAAAGTTAGAAAAAGAAGCTGAACTATCTAGAAAATTAAAGGAAGCTGGCTTTGATTTCAATCCAAATAAATAAAATATTATAACAATTAAAACATAAATGCTTAAAGCTAATAAAATATAGGATTTTATTATGTTGTATTTACAACTACATTAATTCTTATATGTTTATTAGCTTTTCATTTTGTCTAAAAAAGTAAATACCTGTCTCAAAATTCTGTATACAGACAATTACATTTTCAAAATAAATATGTAATAATTTCACATAAAGTAATTTACTTATAAAAACTTGCAAATTTTAATAAAAGATATTAAAATATAATTGAACACATGTTCGATTTGAGAAAGGAGCCTTAGCTTATGTTTGATTTTAGTGGGGGTATTAAGTATAAAAAAAAATGGGGGAAATAATATATGAGAAAAAAGATACCTTTACACTGAACAAAGAAGAAACTTCTTATGAAAATTTAACTAAAGACAAAATTAAATCAATAAAAAAAATTTGATCATAATAAAAAACTAAAATTAAAATATTAAAAAATTTAATCAATGTATCTTTATTTTTTTAATACTATATGAATCTATTATCTAAAAGCAATACTATTGTATTTAAAATTTTTACTCAAGATAACATTTAATAAAATTTTATACTAATATATTTATATAAAATAATTTATATAAATATCACTAAGTTTTACATAATTAATATATATTAAAGAATATATTATTTAATGTGTTAGAACACCAATTAATCTATCTATAAAATTATAAT